ATGTAAGGCTGAATACGATGATTGTAAGCGTCTTTTACGTGGAGAGTTTGAGCAAGACAATAAATTTGCCTTGATTTTCGAGCCTGACGATAAAGACGAGTGGTCAGATTGGTCAACTTTTCTAAAAGTTAATCCTAACTCACACATTCTCGACCTCGATGCTATGAAGGTCGAGCTTGAAGGTGCAAAGAGGTCTTCTGAAAACCAGAACATTTTTAGAACAAAGCACCTTAATCAGTGGGTTGGTTCTAAAGTTGCTTGGATGAACATGTTGGCATGGCAACGACAGCAAGATAAAACACTAAAGATCGAGAACTTTAAGGGGATGCCTTGTCATTTGGGAGTCGATTTAGCCTCTAAGAAAGACTTAACGGCGCTCTCAATACTTTTTAAGGTTGAGGGCCACTATTACGGCTTCGAGTACTTCTATGCCCCTGAGGGAGCGGTAGAGGGCAATGATCGTTATCCAAAGTTTGTAAATAGCGGAGAACTAGAAGTCACTGGGGGAAATAAAACAGACTACAGGTTTCTTGAACAACGAATTCTTGAGGTTTGTAAGGATTTTGATGTTCTAAGCGTTGGAATAGATCCTTACCAGGCGGCGGAAATAACAACAAGGCTTCAAGAGCAGCGAATAAATGTAGTTGATTACCCCATGAATGTTACAACCATCTCAGAACCGATGAAAGAATTCGAATCTGTTGTTCTGGATCGTAAATACCACCACAACGGCAACGCTTGCATGACATGGCAGATGGGTAATGTAGTTGCAAAGCTGGACGTAAAAGACAATATCTACCCCAACAAAGCGAACCGAAATGATGAGAGATGCAAGATTGATGGGGTGGTTTCAATGATTATGGCATTTGGTCGCTGGATGGGTGAGAAAGAACCTGAAAGCGTCTACAACAGTAGAGGCTTAAGGAGTGTTTGATACTATTAAGTCATTATGGCGACCTGATCAAAAGCAAGTCGAACAATCGATACAAACGCCTCAGCAATTGGAGGCGTTTTTACTTTCTGTCGTGAGTAATTCGAGTTCAGGTATTCGAGTTACACCAGAAACAGCCATGCAATGCTCAGCGGTAGCAGCATCTGTCAGACTGATATACAACGGCGTTTCGCAAGTTCCAGCGAATATTTACAGAAAGCTGGACAACGGCGGCAAAGAGTTAGCAAAAGATCACCGCAACTACAAACTGCTTGCTTATCGAGCTAATAACTATCAGACCAGTCGCCAGTTTAGGCAAACCATGCAGATGCACTTTTGTTTGTATGGAAATGCGTACGCTAGACCAATACGGGTTCGAAATAGGATTTTAGAGCTTCACCCTGTTCACCCCAACGCGGTAACGCCTAAACAAAGATCAGAAGATTTAGCGGTTGAGTACAAAATACGTTTAGCCAACGGAAGTACTGAGACAACTACGGATCTGTTTCATCTGAAGGACGGTGCCATTGATTCGATTCAAGGGCAGTCTAGGGTGGTCTTGGGTAAGCAAAGCATAGGATTGGCAATTGCGGCTGAAAAATTCGGTGCCTTGTTTTTTAAGAATGGCGCGAAGTCCTCTGGTGCTTGGAAAACGCCAGGGAAACTTGATGAAGAGCCGTTTGAGCGACTCAAAAGCCAACTTAATGATGCCTATTCGGGAGATAGCGCGCATACAACTCCGATCCTTGAGGACGGTCTTGACTGGATAAAAACAGGCTTCAATGCGAAAGAGTCTCAGCTCACAGAGTTGCGTGAACATCAAGTGGTGGAGATAGCTAGAATTTTTGGCGTGCCACCTCACATGATTCAACATTTGATGCAGGCGACATTTTCAAACATCGAGCATCAAGGCAGAGAGTTTTTGCAAACAGGATTAAGGCCTTGGACGGATAGTTGGGAAGATCAACTTCAGGCATTTCTGCTAGACGATGATGAGAGAGACAGCTACCTAGTTGAATTTGATGTAGATAGCTTTAGCAGGGGCGATTTAGAAGCTCGTACAGCATTCTACAACTCAGGCATTCAGTGGGGTTATATAAGTCCTAATGAAGCGCGACGAAGTGAGGGGCTGCCTGATAGGGAAGGCGGCGACGAATATTTGCGACCTGTGAATATGGTTGCAGCAGATGAGAATGATTTAGATGAAGACTAAAAAACTCGATTTACCTTTACAGATAAAGAGCGTTAGTGAGTCCGGCGAGTTTAGCGGATACGGGTCTGTTTTTGGTAACAAAGACAGTTATGGCGATATTGTTGTTGAAGGTGCGTTTGAAAAATCACTGCAACAGTGGGCTGATAAAGGCAGATTTCCCGCGCTGTTATGGCAGCACAAAATGGATGAGCCTATTGGCGTTTACACTCGTATGGAAGAAGATGAAACGGGATTGTACGTTGAGGGTAAGTTGCTTAAAGACGAAGATCCTTTAGCAAAGCGTGCGCATGCACATCTTAAAGAAGGTTCATTGTCAGGAATGTCAATTGGGTACGTAACGGATGACGAGGAATACGACAAAGTGGATTTGTGGGAGGTGTCCTTGGTGACTTTCCCCGCAAATGATGATGCAAGGGTGTCTGCGGTTAAGTCCGCTATTAGGGCTGGTGAGATTCCAGCCGCGAAAGATATTGAGGCCGTCCTGCGTGATGCAGGGTTGAGCCGACAACAAGCCAAAGCAGTTATTGCTAAGGGCTTGGTGGGTTTGGGTCAGCGTGAGGCTGATGATTCTCTGGAGATCAAAGAAATCAAACGATTAACGGAAATTATAGGAGGCTAAAATGCCTAGTCCACAAGAAGAATTTAAGCGCGTGGTCGATGACCTTGGCGCGAGTTTTCAAGAATACAAATCAGCAAACGACGAACGTCTAGAGCTTTTAGCGAAGGGCGAAACAGTAACAGAGCTTCAAGAAAAAACTGAAAAGATCGAAAAGGAGCTAGAGAAACTCGAAGGCTTGCAGAAAGACATTGAGCAAAAGCGGCTGAAGATGAAACGCCTGAAGTTGCGGAGCATCGAGAAGCTTACAAAAAGTTCTTGCTCAAAGGCGATGAAACTGGCTTAGAAGACCTTCAGAAAAAAGCACTATCCACAGGTGTTGATGCAGATGGCGGTTACTCGATGCCGGACGCACTGGATCGCGAAATAATGCAGATCGAGAAAGACGCTAACCCCATGCGGGGCATATGCGGTCAGATATCTGTCAGATCATCCGAGTGGAAGAAACTAGTTTCAGCCAATGGCGCAGCTTCTGGCTGGGTTGGAGAAACGGCTGCTCGACCTGAAACAAATACACCAACATTAAACCTTGTTGCATTGTCTTTTGGTGAGCTTTACGCCAATCCAGCAACAACCCAGAAGGCATTAGATGAGTTGGTGACTCCGGTTGAGTCATGGCTTGCTGAGGAAGTTGGATACACATTTGCCGATGATGAAAATCTGGCATTTACCTCTGGAAACGGAACCAATAAACCAAAGGGTCCGCTAGCATACACGCTAAGCGCGACGCCAAGCTTTGGAGAGATAAAGCAGTTCACTTCGGCGTCATCTGGTGTGTTTGACTTTGACGACTTCATTGATCTTGAAGGAAGTATAAAAGCTGGATATAGAAACAATGCTTCATTGGTGGCAGCGAGATCCGGTGTTTCAGCATTGCGTAAGATTAAGGACACAACTGGAAACTACTTGTGGCAACCTTCTTTGCAGTTGGGAACTCCGGCTCAAATGGGAGGTTATGGAATTGTTGAAAATGAGGATATGCCAGCGTTTGCCGCAGGTGCCAATGCCTTTATGTTTGGCGACTTCCGTCGATTCTATCTTATTGCTGATGTTTTCGGCACTCGTGTTTTGCGCGATCCGTACACCAACAAGCCATATGTGCACTTTTACACAACCAAGCGCTTAGGCGGCGGTGTTGTTGATAGCACGGCTGCTGCTGTTGGTACTGTAGCAGCGTAATTGGAGGGAGCGGGGAAACCCGCTCCTTTTCTACTTATGATAGTAATACTACTAAGGCCTTTTAGTTATTCGTTAAACGGCAATGATGTGATCGATATTCCTGCTGGCGAAGCTGATATACCAGATCGATTTATCGCAGGACTTGAATCAAACAACTTGATTAAAAAAGCTTCAAAGCCAGCGCGAAACAAGGCTAAAAAGAAGCCGGTCAACAAAGCTAAATAAATGTCCGTAACGATAACCGAGCTTAAAATCCACCTTCGTATAACCGGCACAAGCGAAGACACGATATTGCAGACCTATCTAGATGGCGCTTTGGGTTATATCGAGTCTCAAACAGGCAGAAAGCTTAGCCAAGAGTCGGGTCGTAAGGCTTATTTTGATCAGTTCGGAGATATGGAGCTGATTGGTGACGACCCAATCGTAGAGTCAGTTAAATACATCGACAATGATGGAGTAGAACAAACGCTATCTGCTTCCGTATATGAGGTCAAAACCCATAAGGCAAGGCCTTACATTACTTTAGCCTACGGTCAATCATGGCCTTCTATCAGAGCGGTTGATGCAGCAATTACGATCACTTATCAGAGTGGCTACACAGCGACTACTCTACCTGCACGATTAAGAAGCGCCGTACTGCTTGAGGCTGCTACTAATTACGAGTATCGAGAAGACGAGACCATGACACGTAATCATAACAACCGTGGTGCAGTGGATCGTTTAACCTGGCCTTCAACGGTAACTAGGTAATGGCTGCTGGTGAGTTGCGACACCAAATACAGCTAGAAGCCTTAAGTTATTCCGGCGCCAGCAACAACGGTGATTATGCTGCTGAGTCTGGTTGGGGCATTGTCGCTAATGTCTGGGGGAGTATTACATATTCCCGAGGTCGTGAAGACTCCGGCGATAGAGACTCAACCCAAAACCGCGCAGTAATTAAAATTCGATGGCGTGATGACGTGTCAAACCGCATGCGTGTATCCAGTGATGGCCATGTATTCGATATTGAAGATAACTATGATCCAACAGGGCGAAAAAGATACCTGTTGTTGCATGTGTTTATCGTTGATGCGACACCAGCTAATGAAGCCATTCCAAGCGAACAGTTAGATCCGTTATTTCAATCTGATGAGTGGTAAAGTTTTTCATCAAGTAGCGTCATTTTCAAACCCTGCGCTGCCTGACAACATCTATTATGAAGACGCAGGTGATGTTACTCGCGGGTATGTGACGGATGATAGTGGAACAGGAAAAAGAATAGGCCATACAGCTTCTGAAATGGTTTCAGATATCGATTCTGAGATTGGTGATGCATGGCGAACAAACAGTATTGATTGTGGAGAATTTACATAATGCCAAGTGTACAAAGTAAGCGTGGATTAATTGCTAATCTGCCTAGCTCAAGTCTGAATCCTGGGGAGCTGCACCTTACAACAGATCAGGCGACTGCCCATTTTCCAACAGACGCAACCACCATGATACCGTTACGTCTGTCTGTTGA